AGAACTTACCATAACTTAATAAAAAATCAACAACAACAGTTTGAGTATTAAAATTAAAACCGTAGGGTATCTTAACAACACGATCTGTATATCCCGACGGAACTGATACTCGAGTTCCGCCAGCTGCTATTGTTTGCAACGGTGTGTTTACATCACTTTCAAAAATTTCAAAGTAAGGTTTGCTTATACCATATCCAAAAACTTGCCACCCAGAGGATGTGCGTTGAACAATTACAGAACTCCATAATACTTCGGCAAATGCTTGATTTTTATAAAGCAATAAATCAAAACTATCATCTGGTAATAACAAACTGGTGTTTACAGAATCTGGACTTGGTTTTTCTAAGAAAATTTTAATATATTGTTTGTTACTAAATCCAGCCATTCTATAGGTTAGACGAACGTCAAGATTTGCAACTTCAAGCTTTAATAGCTCAGGTGCTTGTAAATTGCCAAGATAGGCGCTGTAATCAACAATCCAATTTATGTAACTGGCCTTGCTCTGACCAGTACCATAAACTTCAATTGATCTAGCGTCAAGTCTATATCTTTGATCGTACAAGTATTGTTCAATTTCAGTATCATAAACATATCTGTCACGATCTGCAAACAACGCAAAGAATTCTGCTGGCTTTGTTAATACCATTAATCTCATTAAGGCAAATGGATAGGCACTACTTGCACGCCAACTGTATTCAACCGGTGCCATATCACCTGCGTTCCAATCATTTTTAAAAGTCAAAGGATTGTAAGCGCCGACTACTGCGTCAATTGGTGGTAATAGTTGTCCTTGAGGACCAGCTGGTATAATTTTGCTTAGACCAGGTCTAGCGTATAACAAATTAATACGATCGTTCTCTGGATCTGCAATTCGTCCAGCTTCAAGATCATCCCATAAAACTTTGTTGCCCCCGGTATAAGGAGCAAATCCATATCTATCTGACCACCATGACGGTTCTTGCGTAAAACCTAAAGATTCCCACGGTGTCAAATGTGGTGATATAGTTCCATAATATTCTAGATAAATGCCGCGCCAGGCGCCGGGCAATGGTGTACCAGTTAGCCTATTACCAGATTGACTGTAATTCCACGAAAACGGATCATTTTGACTATAATCTGTTTGAGTAGTATAATCTAAACGATTCCAGCCAACCCAACTTAAAAAGTCCTGATTTAGAATTTCTTGTACTTCTTGTTTAGAAAATCCCGTTATAGTGTATGCGTCAGGAATAATGTCATCAGCAGAAATAGGAATTGGACTAACAATTTTTAAATTATTAAAAATTCTTTTTTCAAATTCTAAGAGAACCTGATCTCGAATATCTCCAAACGCTACAGTTTTACTGCCATCATGACCTAAGATAATTGTAGTTGGTCGAATATAAGTTGTATCAACGTAAATTTGAGGTTTAAATGACGGATATAATCCTAACTTTGTTGGTGTATTAGGAACGAAGTTGCCAATGGTTGATTCAAATTCTTGAATTAAAATTACATCGCCTACGTTTAGCGGTTTTGTAATTTCAATACTAGCTGCATCAGGTAATGTAATAAATTCGTAATTTCTAATAAGCAAGATATCATTTACGTACACATTGATAGCATTGTAGTTACTGCTTGTAAAGTTATAAACACGAGAGGTATCAAAGAACGGAGTACTGATTGCTGTATAGGTGTAACTTCTTGATGAGAAGATACTGCCTGCAGGTAGCATATCGCTCCAATAAAATGGACTCTGTTGCGTAAGCCCTATATTGACCTGCGCCATGCATGTTGTAAAAATTTCAGCTATAGTTTCGTTGTTAAAGTCATTTTTAGCAACTACATCCATTAACTTGTTTTTGTACTTTGTATACTCTTGACTGTTATATTTTAAGGCGGCAAATATGTCGTAGTCACGGTTACGCATGAAAAATCCAGCTAGTGGCAGTGGACTACTTTGTTCTACAATTTGTAAGCCATGTGGAACTAAATTCCCTAAATCTCTGCTGTTATTGCTACCGTTAATTGGTCCAACAAAATTTAAGATGTTTTCTGCTATAGATTCATAATGACCACGAACCGTGCCAAGTGTAAACTGATTACTATTGATATTAAAAGGATTGTATTCTAAATTTATTGGAATTTGGTAAAACCCAACAGAACTTGGAATTGGACTTAGTGCCAATACTTCAATTACATCGTCTGGGACGTATATCTGCTTTAAATAAATTGTAGTTCCTAAATCTGTGACAAGGTAGGTGTAGTCTTGCGGCGATACAAACTTATTAGCTACATAAACTTTTAATAAAGGCAATAGCGTGCCATCGGCAACATTATGTAAAGGTGCACCAACAGGAATGTCTAACTGTAAAGGAGTGCCGTCGTACTTAAATCTAAATTGTTGGTATTGAGTACTATTATCAGCCGCAGTTTGCCAGCCAATAAGTTTTTTAAATTGTCTTAACTCATCATATTGACGTATAAAACCAGAACTAATAAACTTTGTTGAACTAGTTCTATTGACCACATATAAAAATGTGTCAGTATAAAAATTATTGTCAAAAACAATGTCTCCAACATTGTTGATAGTTAAATATTTTAAAGGAAAGCCTAAAACTGGATCTACGCTTCCTGTGCCAACCGCGTAGGAAAAAATTGCAGTGCCGTTAAATGTAGAACTTGGATAACGATCCGGGTTAGAAAAACTAACTCCATCTTGGTCGTAGACATCAAACAATGGTGCCTGATTAATTTTTGTTTTTTGTTGTCCTTGTTGCCAACTAGTTCCATCAAACCAGAAACTAACACCTTTTTCCGTATTACCATTTAAGCAAACTACAGTATCTCCCTCGATAGGTATAGCATCATTTGCAGGTACTAGTTGAATAATTGGTTGAGCAATTAAGGGTGGCAAAGTATCTGGTGTAATAAAGGTTACCTCGTAGATACGATTTCTTACATCTGGTGTAGTGTCTGCGGCAAAAATTACTCGATACCCAGCAAATAAGGTCACACCGTCAATAATGTACTGTGTTTTACCGTTAATCTGACTGAACGCATCTCCAGTCTCAAAATCAATTACATTAACTGGGGCTTTGCCTTTGAAACCAAAATCATATAATCGTAGTCCAGCAACACGTTCAATGATAGGACGACGAGCTCGATACTCTTGATTTAGAACTGGTGCCAGATTATTATATTCAGCAGACGCTTCAATGACTTCTCTATGGAACCATCTATTATATCTTGACCATGCATTTAAATCTGGACTTGCACGATTGATAGTAAGATAATCTGGCGTCAATGGAGAATCTGCTTCAACGTCAAAATTTGTTGTATCAAAAGGTAACACGTCAAATGCTATATTGGTTGTACCAGCATATGATTCTGGCGTTAAAAAATCTGTAGTTGGCAATAACCTAATACTAGTTCCAACACCTTCAATGTAGTATGTTTTGTTTAGATATGATTCAGGAAATACGTCACCTTGAAATAAAACTTTTAAACCGTTGGTAAACACAACTCCATTAGGACTAGTGTAATTTTGTGCACCAATGATATCAGGAATAAAAATTCTTGCACTATTTTCTTGTTCAATTAGGCGAATAATTCCATACATTGATGGATCAAAACTGTCTTGATAGTAAATTTCATCTAATGCAGCGGTCAATAAAGGTATTTTTTCAAAGACTTCGTCTGCATTTTTAAACCATTGTGTGTTACTATATTGAACCCCGCTAGTAATTGTAAACTTTTGAAATGGATTTACAGGAGTCTGTAGAGTTAACTGCATATAGGTTTCGCCAAACCCATCTTGCAGGTAATTAATGATGTATATTGCGTATCTTTGTGATTTAGGTATAATAGGTGTAATGGTGCTGAAGCTAGGATTATCATAATCACCAGGTTCAATCACCGTATTAATTGAATTAGGACTGTAGCCAATTACGGCATACCAACCGTAAAATTCAGCATCAATGGCATCTCGTACTGGTACATCTTTTACAAATACAATAGTTCTACCGTTAAGATCACTGACGCCGTCAACACCACCATATTGTTCAATGAAATTGTTTACATAAACATTGTTTAAATCGCTAAATTTTAAAGTATCTGCAACTAGGTCACAGGTGCCAATATCGCCAAGAGTATAGTAAAAGTTTTGTGCCGTTTTTTGAGGTACATTAAATTCTATAGTGCCGTAATTTTCACCATTGTTTACAACACCATATACATCTCGCGAACTTATGTTTGGCGTATTTGGCATTGCACCATCAACCCCAGGTTGCGCTTGAATCCAAAACTTTGGGCCTGACTCAACTGAAGGATTAATTATATTGAGCTTTCCGCGCATGGTTATACTGTTTTGACAAGCGTAAAATAATTCATCAGGCGCATCAGAAGGAACTGTGAATCTTATTATCCCGCCAGAAGCTCCATTATTAATCACTCCATTATTGTAAATATTCGTCAAACCATCAGTAGCAGCGGTCTTAATCCAAAATGGAAAATTACCTCCAAAATTTAAAGCAAACTCATATGAATTACCACGCTCTAAAGTTAAAGTTGGATTAGTTTGAAAATTAATAATGTAAGCTGTACTACCACGATTTGTGACATTAAACCGTACTGTTTGTCTGGCAAGTTGATCAAGATTAAATTTATAAGTACCACCCCTAACTAAAGTAATTGTAGGATTTTCTCCTGGTACAAGATCAAAGGTATATGCACTACGAGCTGCTTCGCGAACTACGTCAATTGAAGCAGTGACTGGTAACGCTGATCCAAAAACGCTAACGTCATTGGGACCGTTAGGTAACCAGTAATACTCAGAAAAGTTGACAAACTTGTCAAAATCCATCATTGGATCCCAAGCATAAAAGTTTGACGCAAATAATCTATCAGGCTGAGTAGTAGGAGATCCGTGTAAATTTAACGTATCAATCATTCCTGGATATGTTAGTGCATCAACCGCCTGGTTTGTGTCAGCATCAGTAACTACAACAGCTGGTTCAAGTTGGTATTCAGACCTGCTGGCAGTAGGTTCTATTACATATTGGTCGTTGGCGTTAACGCCGCTACCAATTCGTTGACCAATGTAACCTTCGCTAACTGCAAACTTAGGTTCTTGTACTAATTGATCTAAGGTTGCAGCTAAAAACTGTTTATTAGTTTCAGTCTGAAATATTTCAGGTAAAAAATCAACCGTTCTTACTCTTGACATTAAATTACTCCACTGCCAGGTGCAGTTCGCAGATTAGTACTTGTCAGCGCAGAAATAACTTCTATATCTGCAACTGTTGCGCCATTAACAAAAATTTCATCAGCGGCTGATCTTATTTCATACAAATCACCAAAACTTTTATTAGGATTTAATGGAACCAACACCACTGAACTCACTTGACTACCAATATTACTGTGAATAAACGCACTTAGCTCAGAAAAATAAAATGTGTCACCAAAGTTCCATTTTTCTATTGTAAAATAATCATTGAGTGCAGCGACTACTAAATCTTTAATTTGACTATCGCTTGCTACACTATCTTTACTACGTATTACCTTTAAAGTAGCCCTAAGATTATCAGCTGCCTTGTTTCCAAACAATGGCTTGAATCTAACTGAATTAAGAATCATTTGATCACTAATCATTTTGTAATCTTGTAAACCACTGTATACAGACTGCAATTCTTCTATTGTAGGAGGAACAGGCTCAAGTAGAGTACCTGTGCTGTCCTTTATCCATGCCTGATACTCGGTGTAATATTGTTGTGTAACAATATAAACATCAATGATGTTACTAGTTGCCGGATCAATTCTTGATGTCAATGGGCTGTTATGTCTGTACTGGAAATAAAGATCTTGCCGTCCTGGTTTAGCAATATATTCGTCATTTTCTACTTCTACCACAGTTCTAACAAAATTATTAAGATCAACATTTATTTGGTAAAACACTTTTTCTTCGTAGGCAAAGTAAATTAGTAAAGGGTCAATACTGTCCACTGCTAATTCAATAGCTGCAAGTGTAGCAAACAAGTCGTTGATACGATCAGGTTGTACTAGCAAATAACGCTCAAGTCCATTCAAATCTACAGTTTTTTGTAGGTAAACATAACTGTTTGGTGCAACAAGCTCATTGAAAAAGTCTGGATTATCTGGAGTACCATTTTGATCACTATCTTGAAAGCTGACAGTGACCTGAAAATCATCCACTACACCATCACTTTGCACAGGCTGTCCTACAATATCCATTATCACATCACTTTGCAATGGTAAATTATTAGTAGGTCTAGAATTACTTTTTAGTACTTTAATAAAGTCTCTAATAGTTGTACCTGTTCTAGGATCAAAAATTGATTGACGTCCTCTAAAGAAAAATCTTGTTTCAATAACACTGCCAAAATAATAATTAAGTTCTCGAGTTGACACCTGATAATCGCTGCCGTTGGTTGCAAACTGCATTAGCCAACTAGCATCAAGTTGAAGTCCTGCTGTATTTTGTTGATTGGCTAGGCTAAATTCAGCATCTTGGTCTAGATTGGTTGAGGTAATCAAGTACCAGGTTTGTGTAAGATTGTTGTAGCCAAGGCCAAAGTTTCTAAATAAAACAATCTGTTCTCTAATCTGTGTCACCAAAGTTGGTGGTAGCTCGGTAATAAACAAAGGAATCACCTGTACAGCCACAGCACCAGTGGGCACATATTGGTTCAAAACAACTGGACCAGTGCCATCTGCTAAATTTCCTAATCCTAAGTTACTTCCGTCAAGCACAATTAAAGTAGGCGACGCCCAAATTACCATTTTATCAGTGTCAAGGAACGGAGCACCTGCAACTAATTCATTGTGTTCATTAAAATGATATCCTGTTGGTGGTGCAAATTTTATTAAACAACCTTGAAGTATATACTGTAGATTATTACTTGTATAAGGTCCAAGACTTACAGGCAATCCTGCACTGTTTTTAAAAAATCCAGTGCTAACATTAACTTGATTTGTTGACAACTGCCATGTGGTTGGAATAGGCACTAAACTTGGTCTTGTAAAGTTTGCATAATAAAATGCTTCTAGTCCAGGTTCTTGAATGGCATCAGCTAACTGATTTGATATGACACTGGCAATATCGTTTAAGGTTAACCAAGTGAAACTAAAGCTTGGTAGTTCATATTGTTCCCACAGTGCCCCGTCGCTAGCAAATACATTAGTTGATGAGTATTTGCCAGTGGCATCAATAAGTTCTAAGTAACGACTTGTACCTATGCTACTTCTAACAATGGCCTTGCTTTTAATAATGCTGCTGTATTGAGTAAACGGAAATAGATCATAGTCTTCTCCGTTGACCATACGGTTCTGAGTATAAAATGCTGCTGGGGCTCGTTGCTTTATTTCATCAATTGATTCTCTTGCCTGTGAATTACTCACTGGAAGTTGCAGACTGCAAGTAAAAGTAATTGTTTCAGTGCGGCCTATGCGGCTAGTATAGTTGATACTTAATACTATACCACTCATTTCTTCAGGATTTATGATATAACTTAATCCATTACTTGCTCGCACGTAAACTCTAAAAGTACCAACTGGTATGGCTGAAAAAACACCGTCACCAAATACTAAAGTAATCTGATCGTTTGTTCTGCTTGTTATTGAAAATACAGGAGCTGCAACCTGTGAAGCTGCTGTAGTGGCAGCGGTATAGACGTTGTTTACAAATTCCCATTCAGCAAAAATATTACCAACATCATCTAATTGATAGAGCCAACAATCCGAGTTATTAATTCCTTCTACATTGACATTTACTGTTCTGTTTGTAACCCTCTCAGGCAAATTAAAATCTTGAGCTAGAAGATTTCCTTGCTTGAACAAAAAGAAATATCCAGTGTTAGCAGATCCGTATCCTAGTTGATCATTTTGATACAGAATGTTAAATTGCCCGTTGGCTCTAGGACTTGGTTCGTAAGGAAAATCAGAATTTTTAATGCTGCTAGACACAGCTTCAAATGGCATACTAACACCATCAACGGTGCTGTTGTAAGGTATTACAGGTAAGAATCCTTCTACTAGATTTATAGTGTATTCATCAGTTTTTACACCTAAAATATTAGAGCTTTCGCCAGGACGGCCAACACTTTGACTAGCTACCAAAGTCGCATTAATTACAGTTGTAAATTGCTCTAACCAATCTGGATTTGTGGCGTCATTCCAGTTTATAGTTAGGTTGCTTAAATTGGTACCCGCATAGTCTGTAACATTTTCAGTTGTGCTAACACTAATAACTTTTAATTGTCCTTGCGCAGCGGTATTTCTTTTGGCTGTATAATTTACTAAATTTGCTAGTTTTACTACGCTATCACGACGTTCGGCAGTGTCAATATAGTTTTCTCTTGCGTTCAAATCGCTTCTAAAAGCTAACGCCTGCCCCATAAACGCAATAACATCTAAGAGCGCAATAAATTCTGAACTTTCAATGTAATCATTGAAGGTTTCTGGATAGTACAAACGCAGATAATCAACAAAACTCTTACGTAATGTTTCAAAATCATAACTTTGAAAATCAGCTTCGCGGTAAGTTTGATAGATCTGTTTCCAATCTTCAATACCAAATATAGCGGTTTGTCTAGTAGTAGTGGCCATGAATATACCTTGTTCAAATATTTATCGAACTAATTTAGGCGTAGATTATAGGTAAGTGGCAGTGCGGGTTTCTTGATCAAAGAATATGGCTAGACGTTCACTATCTAAGCTAGTTACATATTGCAACTCAATTTCTAATAAGATACCGTTGTCTCTAGTGTAATAATACACATTATTAATTTGCAATCTGGGATCTAATGCTGCGGTACGTTGGACTTCGCGATTGATCAAGTTCGTCAACTCGTCGCCTATGTTTTCAAACAAAAAGTCCCAAATTCTAGTGCCAAAATCTGGACGACCTGGAAGCTGCCCTTGGCGTATGTTGAAAGCATTAAGAAGATCTTGCCTGATTAGAGCTTTGTCTACTAGAGTAAACTTTTTATATTGTTGTTGTGTATTAAATCCAATAAAGGTAGGCATCTATTATGTATCCCTAATCATAACCCTAATAACTTGCTCAATCTATCAGCTTCGGCTATGGCTGCTTTTAATTTTTCAAACGCAGCAGCTACAGCAGCATTAGTTCGGTCTCCTCTATACGCTCTTAGTATATTGTCATAATTCTGTCTTGCTGCCGTTAAATTAAGTTGAGCTTGTTCCAACTCTTTTTGTGATACTGGGCTTCTTATTGGTGTGCTTTGAGGTG